ATGACTGACCTTAAACTTCCTGTCGCTCTAGTGGTAGCTATGGCTGTACAACTTGCAGCAGCTGTATGGTGGGTATCTAAACAGGCCCACACTATTGAGGTACTACAGCAAGACGTTGTAGATATAAAGACGTATATGAACTCTATGGATATTGACCTAGAGGCTCTTATAGAGTTTGCTACCTTTACTGAGAATAGGTGGGCTGAAGAGTACAGCAATGATATGACCTATGAGAGAGTGTTTGGCACTAAGGAACCTACAGTAGAATGACTCTGATATCTCACTTTCCTTTACCTAGTATGCCTTTTCAGACTCACGATAATATAGTCTTTGAGAAGGCTGACAAGGACAGGTCTAGTAGAAATAATGAAGAGTTTAAACCAGAGCAACCTAATCTGGTAACTCCTGACACACCTGTAGAGGATCTTAAGTTAGTTAATCAGATGTACGCATACAACCCTGATCCTAATAAGCTACGTAAGCCTGATGGACAAATAGTAGATTTTATAGTGGCCTGATATGAGCAAATCACCTACACCAACAAACAAGAAGTTGTATGCCTCAGTTAAGGCCGCAGCTAAGAAGAAATTTAAAGTCTGGCCCAGCGCTTATGCTAGTGCTTGGCTTACTAAAGAGTATAAGCGTAGGGGTGGTAAGTACTCTGGTAGTAAATCTAATAAGGTAGCTTGATATGGCTAAGGGTGGACTAGGACAGTGGTTCGGTGAAGAGTGGACTGACATCAAGACTGGTAAGCCTTGTGGTCGTTCCTCTGGAGAGAAGCGGGGCTATCCTGCCTGTAGACCTAAATCTGTAGCTAGTAGGATCAGTAAGAAAGAGGCCGCTAAGAAGACTGGCCCTAAGAAAGTTAAGTGGTCAGTGACTGCATCAGGTAGAAAGAGGAATGCGTAATGGCTAAGGGTGTAAAGCATTACTTTAAGGATGGTACTGAACATAAGGGTGGTATGCATAAGATGCCTAATGGTGAAGTACACTCTGGTAAAACACACGGTAAGACTAGTAAACGATTGTATCACTTGAAAGACTTAAGTGCTACTGCAAAGAAAAAAGCAATGTCTCAAAGGGGAAAGTAATGGGTAAGAAAATGAATGCTGGAATGGCAGCACTAAAGAAAGAAGCACCAGAGGTAGCTAAGAAGATGGGCTATATGTATGGTGGTGTAGCTAAGAAACCAAATATGAAATCTATGGGTATGATGAGTGGCGGTATGGCTAAGAAGAAGATGGGTTATGCTCACGGTGGTCTAGCCTGTGGTGCATCTAATAAACCTTCACAAGCAGGTACACGTAGTATCAAGACTTCTTAGCATAGCGGGTATGCACATTTTATATCTACTACAGCGCTAACAATTATGTATAACTATCTCCGCACACAATAAAAGGAGATAGTGCAATGTTTAAGAACTTACTAACACGTATTCAGAATCATCAGCAGCGTAGATCAGACTACTGGGTTCTAAAGAATATGTCTAATAAAGAACTACACGATATAGGTATATCAAGAGGAGAGATATACAATCGTGTATACGGCAACGAACAGTGAGGTTAAATAAGGAGTTTCCCCTTATTCTAAGTTTAGCTGTTTTAGCTAATGTATCATCAGGTGATGCAGATAGACAAACAGGTAGTGGACTTAGAAGAGGGGGTTCCTACAGTGATAGATCCAGTAACGGCTATCGGTCTAGCCACAACCGCATTTAATACTCTTAAGAAGGGTATTGCAGTTGGGAAAGACTTACAAGATATGGGTAGTCAGCTAACACAGTGGGCTGGTGCTATCAGTGACTTAGACTTTGCTGAAAGACAGAACGCTAAACCACCTTGGTATAAAACCCTTGGTGGTGGCGTTCAAGCAGAAGCAATGGAGATATTCGCAGCTAAGAAAAAAGCTGAGTCTATGCGTAAGGAGCTTAAGGATTACATCTGTGTAATGTATGGCCCTTCACACTGGGATGAGCTTTTACGTATTGAGGCTGATATAAGAAAGCAGAAGAAAGAACACGATCATAAACGAATAGAGATGCAACGTAAGTTAATAGAATGGGGAGCAGGCTTTGTGTTGTTCCTAGTCATTACGGGTAGTTTTGTTGGTTTGATTTACTTAAGGACTTTATAATGGCAAGATCACTAACAGAAAAACAACAGAAGTTTCTAGAGGTTCTCTTTGATGAGGCTAATGGTGATGTTGTACAAGCAAAGAAGTTAGCTGGCTATGGCGAGAATAGCTCTACTTCTGTTATCGTAGAGTCTCTAAAAGATGAGATAGGTGAAAAGACACGTACTTGGTTTGCTCGTACTGCACCAAAAGCAGCTATGGCAATGACACAAGCATTATACGATCCTACTGAGTTAGGTATTCGTGACAAGATGGCTGCAGCGAAGGACTTGCTTGATCGCGCTGGGCTAGGCAAGGTAGACAAGGTTGATGTTACTTCAGGAGGAGGTGGTATATTTTATTTACCCCCCAAAGAAGGAAAGAACGAGTAGACCTTGCCACAAATTGACTACAAGAGAGACTTAGGTTTCTGGGAATTACCCAAGCCTAAGAAAGGTAAAGAGAAAGAATGGCACACTGTAGCTAAAGTATCTCAAACAATACCTTTTGGTTATGAGGTAGACCCCGACAATGATAAGCTATTACTACCCATACCTTACGAACTAGAAGCCCTAGAGTTAGCAAAGAGACACCTAAATCAGTATAGTTACAGAGAAGTCGCTATTTGGTTGACAAAGCATACAGATAGGTGTATATCTCATATGGGTTTAAAAAGGCGGGTTGAGATTGACAGAAGACGTAAAAAAGCAGCTATTATTAAACGCAGACTTGCCAAAAGGCTCCAAGAAACCCTCGCGGAAATCGAGAAGCTTGAAAAAGGTAGGGTCGGGGCGTACTCAGAAGAAGAATAGCAAGACAGAGACAGTCACCACTCCCCTTGAAACTGTTGCTGCAGAGGCTAAGGCTCCTGAGTTTGATGTCGAGGCAGCACAGTCGGTAGTGTTCAAGCCAAACCCCGGCCCTCAGACAGATTTTCTTAGCTCATCTGAGCGTGAGGTTTTGTACGGTGGTAGTGCTGGTGGTGGTAAGTCTTACGCAATGCTTGCTGACCCACTACACGGTTTAAACGATCCAAACTTTAGTGGGTTGTTAGTACGACATACTACAGAAGAACTAAGAGAACTTATACAGAAATCTCAGGAGTTATATCCTCGTGCTATTCCCGGCATTAAGTGGTCTGAACGTAAGTCTCAATGGATCTCGCCTAGAGGTGGTAGACTCTGGATGTCATATCTGGATAAGGATATGGACGTTACGAGATATCAGGGTCAGGCGTTTAACTGGATTGGGTTCGACGAACTTACTCAATGGCCTTCACCTTTCGCTTGGGATTATATGAGGAGTCGCTTGAGATCTGCAAGTTCGATGGAACTAGGTCTGTATATGAGAGCGACTACTAACCCCGGTGGTAGCGGTCACTCTTGGGTTAAGAAGATGTTTATTGACCCTGCCCCTTACAATAAACCTTTCTGGGCAACTAATATTGAAACTGGTGAAGAGATTAAGTATCCAGCGGGTCACTCCAAGGCTGGACAGTCTCTGTTTAAGCGTAGGTTTATACCTGCTAGTCTATTTGATAACCCTTACCTAGCTGAAAGTGGTGACTATGAGGCAATGCTTCTGTCGCTACCAGAGCATCAACGTAAGCAATTACTAGAAGGAAACTGGGATGTTAACGAAGGCGCAGCCTTTCCTGAGTGGAATAGAGCCATACACATCGTTGAGCCTTTTAAAATTCCCTCAAATTGGACTAAGTTTAGAGCTTGCGACTACGGTTACGGAAGTTACACAGGCGTTGTCTGGATTGCTGTATCACCCAGTGAACAGCTTGTTGTCTACAGAGAGTTATATTGTTCTAAGGTTACAGCTACTGATTTAGCTGATATGGTGCTTGAAGCAGAGGCAGAAGATGGTACAATTAGATATGGTGTTCTGGATAGCTCTCTATGGCACAAGCGTGGTGATACTGGCCCGTCACTGGCTGAACAAATGAATATGAAAGGTTGCCGATGGCGTCCTTCTGATAGATCTAGAGGATCTCGTGTAGCAGGTAAGAACGAGATGCATAGAAGGTTACAGGTAGATGAGTATACAGAGGAGCCTCGTATGGTTTTCTTCTCTACTTGCACTAACACTGTAGCCCAACTACCATCAATACCTCTAGACAAAAGAAACCCAGAGGATGTTGATACAAATGCAGAAGATCACTTGTATGACGCTCTAAGGTATGGTATAATGACAAGACCTAGAAGTTCTATTTGGGATTACAACCCTGCAACTCAACGATCAGGGTTTCAAGCCTCTGACCCTAGCTTTGGATATTGAATATGGCAGAACAAGACGAACTTATGTTTGAAACGGATGAAGTTACAGCGGCAGAGGATGTAGATGATAGCATTTTTGAGTCTGTATCAAGCGTTGTATCTTTTGTAAATGAGCGCTTTAAACGTGCGGAAGATTCTCGTAGTGGTGATGAGGATCGTTGGCTACGTGCTTACAGAAACTATCGCGGTATTTATGGAACGGATGTTCAGTTTACTGATACAGAGAAGTCTCGCATATTCGTAAAGGTTACTAAAACAAAAACTCTGGCAGCTTATGGACAGATTGTTGATGTGTTGTTTGGTAACAATAAGTTTCCACTAACTATAGACCCCTCTGTTTTACCAGATGGTGTAGCTGAGTCAGTTCACATAAACATAGACCCCAACGCAGCACAGGCTGGAGAGGCTTTAACAGCGGTTACTAGAGATGATGCCCCAAAGCCTTACCTTATTGGCCCTGACACAGAACTACTTCCGGGCGAAACTATTGTAGACTTACAGAAACGTCTTGGCCCATTGACTGAAAAGCTTGCACCTGTAAGTGAGAAAGTTGTAGAGGGAGAGGGAACTACCTCTACTACAGTAACCTTTCACCCTGCTATGGTTGCTGCTAAGAAGATGGAAAAGAAGATTCACGATCAGCTTGTAGAGTCAGGTGCTAATAAACATCTACGTAGTATGGCTTTTGAGATGGCCCTTCTAGGCACTGGCGTTATGAAAGGCCCGTTTGCTGTAGATAAAGAATACCCTAATTGGAACGAAGAGGGGGAGTATGACCCACTAGTAAAGACTGTACCATCTACAAGTCACGTTAGTGTGTGGAACTT